TAATGTAAAAGATATGAGACCACGATTGTAGACTTGCCAGACTGCCTAGGAAGTTTGCAAATATTGAATCGATTATTATGAAATCGATCCAGCATTTTTTCCTGGAATGGATATGGATTGAACGTCTGCAATCCATAGTCCAGGGTAACAATATGGATATAATTTTTTGCAAAATAAACTGGGTCGTCTATACATTTGGCAAACTCTATAACTTGTTCTTCGGTAAATCCTTGAGATGTGTTTGCCTTTTTTAATAAAGGATTACCAAGATAATGATCAACTGGCATAATTTAATAAATCTCTTTATTAGTTACAATTCCAACGACGAAGGGCTTTGTTGATTCTTGAATCTGGGTCTCTTGCAGTTTTTGCGGAAGTTAACTTGGACTTCATGCCCTTCATTCTGCTGCAAAATGAAGAACGACGTTTTGCTCTTTTACCAGTTGGTTTTTTCTCAGTAACTGCCGTTTTTAATTTAGATTTGGGATTTTCACGGCGATATGCATCTACTGCTGCTTTACTCATACCATCAGTTTTATCTTTACGATTGACTGATTGCCAATCTTCGTCAACTTCAACTTCTTCTCCCATTGGTTTTACATAATTCTTATTTGGGCCTGGTTTACCAAGATTTCCACCATAATATCCAACCCTAACAATCGGAGCATCAATTGCGGAGTAGTTACTTGCAATATCGGTTAAACCAAAAGTAATAACTTTGCCACCAGGATAAATCTTTTCGACTTCTCTCTGAACATCTTTTTTAGATGGCATTTTTGCTTGGGGGAAGAATAATGTAAGTTGTTGTGATCTACCTCTCCACATTACAATTGCAGCAATCAAATTACCATATTCTGAAGGAAGTCTTACTGCCTCATCAATTTCATACTCTTCATTTTTAGCAGACATATAATTGGCAACTGCATCCATATAATCAGTTGCAAGAGTTACTTTGGATTGTACCCATGCAGGAATCTGCATTTTAGGATCTTTGATAACTTCTCTCATTCTCTTGCAATGCATTTCAAGTTGATTGAGTTGATTGAGAATCATTGACCCCTCATCATCCAATTCTTTACCCATAGCAACATCAATATGATTTTCAACATTTAATGTTTTTGGATAACCTTTTTGTCCTGGTTTTTTGCGTGGTTTTCCTGCTTCTCTGCGAGCATGGATATTATCCCATAAACCCATTTTCTCATCCACTACATCTTGTGGTTTAATTAAATCAATAAATTCAACAAACTTATTACCAAACATATCTTCAATAGTTACACTCTCTTCTTTAACCGAACAATCTTTTGTCCCATGAACAGGACAGTTATTTCCTTTTTTAGTATGATTACAGGTAGTCTGCTCAGCAACTGGTTTACCAATTCCAACCTCAGTTCTTTTAGTCCCCATTGGTTGACCATCAATCTTAAATCCTGAAGGAATCTTTTTACACTGTCTATCAGTGTTGCACCAATAGTGCCCTTTACCACACATTTCTTCACCAAGAACGATTTCCGCTAATGATGGTTCATATCCAGCATGAATGTCCGTAATATTTTTATCACCTGCCCTTACTTTTGGCATACTAGGACCCTTTGTTTTACTTTGGGCTGCCCTTCTCTCACCTGGAGTTGCGCCCTGTTTTGCAAGAGCCCTTATTTTTGCAGCTTTTTGACCAGATCTAATATCATCGGGTTCTATAGTAAAACTTGCCATTTCTACAAACACTTTTTTCTATTTATCTGGAAGATCATTTCCCTTTTGTTTCTTTAAAAATTTTGATAATTCATCAGTAGATCCAAAAAACACCGCATTATTAGTAACATTTGTTGTTCCTTTTCTACTAGAATTATCATCATCAAGGTCTTTTAATTTTTTCTGGAGGTCTAATAATTTATCCGTGGCATCCGCAACATTTTTTATAAGTTGCCCAACAACTTCATATGCTCTTGGTTGTCCACCATCAATTGCTAATTCTAAAGCACTGTCTAGTGCCTCTTGACCCTTTTCTATAATGGAATATAAATTACCTCTAGTATATTCATAATCTTTAGTTACATCAAAATCATCACTCTTAATATCTTTAGATATTTCAGCAGTCTCTTTTTTTACAATTGATGAATCAACATCAAAAGCATTACTTAGATTCTCAAATTTATCTTTCATAATATTATCCACCGAATCCAAAATCATCACCAGCAATAATTAATGAATTATCTGCTGAAGAAATTAAATAGATACCACTTCCACCAACGTGCTCAACGTTGTCTGTTTTATAAGCACCTCTTGTTACAGTTAAAGTATTATTATTTTTTGATCTCACATATATTGTTTCATCATCAATTGTAATGTAAGATTTTTCTGGAATATTTGACGCATTATTTACTTCAAGAATTGCTAGTGTATCTGTAATATCAGTTGCTAAGTTTGTCACTAAATTTCCTGCATAACTTCTTGTAGCAATTGGTTCTTTGTAGATTAAACCTCTTGATGCTGTAGTACTGTACTCTCCACCAACAAGACCAATAGAAACTTTTTTGATGATGTCCTTTGAAGAATCTGGAACTGGACCAAACAAATAAGTTTTAGCAACAAATTTTAAAGTATAAAGTAAAACTCTTCTTGAATTGTAATCACCATCATAATTATCTTGGAAGGATACATTTTCTAAAGATATTGGAATATCTCTTTTTTCACCTATAGACTCAACAAGATCAATTGTAAGAGTAAAATTTGGTTGAAAGTATGGAAGAATTTGTTCAATAATTTGAAGTGCATCATCATTCAAAAGAGTCATGATTGACAATTCAAATTCCATATTATATGGAACTGGAAAATACATTCTACGTATTTCTTTGCCATCATTTTTTAAACTAGTTGTAAAAGCTTGTGTTGCTGCTAGTTTTCTAGTATTATCATATGATATCCCAGTAAATTCAAAAGACATCCTGGGTAAACTAATCTGTACTGGTTTGTTTAAATCTGGTTCTTGCTCAATTCTTGCTAAGAATTTTTGAGTTGGTCCATAAGCTAAAGGGACTTGTATTACTTCAGAAGGATCATTACCAGAACCATCTCTTTTTATGGTAATGCCATTAAAAAGTGTTCCAAATGCAATAACAGTCTTTCTGAAGACTTGGTGATAAAAATGATCAAACATTGTTTACAATTCTCCTTTATGGAATCCCAAATGGATTTGTTTCACTAAAATCTATTATTTGGTCTGCTTCAATTTCAATGTCTTGATTTTGAGCAAATTTGTCTTCGGGAATATTATTCTTATTTAGAATCTTAACTGCATATGCTGCTCCACTAAACTGACCAATTATTGCTTCTCCTGCAATAAAGTCCCCTAAAATATTACCAAGTTTTAGAACCTGATTGACAGCATCCCAAGATTTTACTTTTGCCCTAGCACTACTTGCAGCACCAATTACACTTTCATTGAATACATATGTGCCATATCCAACGGTTTGTTGTGGTCCAGCAATTATAATAGTTGGAGCACTTTCGTAGTAACCACCAGCATCTTCAAGAATAATTGCAGTAACTGTGCCAGCAGTAGATACAACTGCTCTACCAACAGCATTTATAGTAGTGCTTCCAATTCCAGATTTTACAAAACTTACAGTTGGAATACCAATATACCCACTACCACCACTTGTGATAGTGATAATGCCTACTGCTTGACTTGATATTGATGCTGTTGCATATGCTCCCTTCCCTCCACCACCAATAAAGGTTACTCTTGGTGCTACAGTATAACCAAATCCAGGATTGGTAATATTAACTGCTTGGACTCTTGATAAATCTGGACTGGTATCGCAGAAATCTACTATGCCCCTAATCATTGATGCGATGCCTACAGCAGTTAATCCACCAGAAGGTGCTGATGTGATAGCAACTCTAGGAGCAGAAGTATAACCAGATCCACGTCTGGATACGGTAATTTTCCTTACTGATCCATTTCTCAAACTTGTAATTGCAGTTGCAGTTGATCCAAGACCAACCATATTGAAAGTTTGGATATATCCTTCATCCTTAACGTTATCATCAATTTCAAGAATTCCAGTATTAATTTCTTCATCATTGTAGGCATATAATTCACATCTTAACTCATAAACGTAATTTTTTTGTAGTTGATAAAATGGTTTTTCATGCTCTACATATTTAATTTCAAACAAACGATCACCTAAAGGAAAATATATTAAATCACCTTCTTTAGGTCTACTTGTTAATTTTGATTTATCTCTTACTTCTATAAATGGTCTAACCGCAACTTCATAACGTTCTTGTGATATTACTAAAGTTAAATCATCAACTTCTTGGACTCCAAATTTAGATAGTAATGTTCCAGCACCACTATATCCGTCATAAGTATCTACATATGCCTCTATGGGAATAGCATCTCTAAATTGTGATCTAGAGACTTCCTCCATGATAGTTTTTTCATTTACAAAAATTCTGGGAATATAATATATTTCAACCCCGAACATTTTTAAATGCTCATTTACTAAATCCTGGATTAAACTTTGTTCCCCAGAAGATCCATGTAGAAAGAAAGGATTTAATGCCATATGATTAACCTATCATATCTAATGGTGGCAATTCGTATGTAGATGACATCTTTGATATAATCTCACTTAATTCTTTTTCACCATCATCATAAATTTGCCTTCCATTTAATTCCACTCCACCAGGCAACTTAACACCTTGGAATTTAATTAAATTTTGCCCCCACTGTTTTTTAATCAATGCTGTTAAATATGGCTTTAAAAATGAATCATTCCAAATTCTTGGTGATTCTGTAGGATCTAAAATTCTATAACAATCAATAATCAAAAACTGTCCTGGTGTAAGAGCAGACCAATCTACATCAAGATACAACCTATCTTGTCTTTGATTAAATCTAATCTGTTTTTGTGTAGTTAATAAAAAGTCAATATCTTCCAAATATCTTTTGACCATTGAATATGTTAGTAATTCAACAGAACCCCAATAGTAAATATCATTTAAAAATAACTGATATTTAATACTAAACATTCCACTTGAAATTGAATTTGAACCTTCAAAACTTAACACCTTATTGACACCAATTACATGTGGTGGTATTTGAAGATAGTTGCTAGTTTCAAAATAATTAAATGTCTTTGCAACGCCAACAATATTAGTTGTTGTTGAAGTTACTGCTATACCAGGACCACCAAATTTAGCTCTTCCTCTATCAATATCTTCCTGGGTTACTTGATACTTTAAATATGTCTGCGTTACCCCATCAAAATGTCTCTCATAAAAAAACTGCAGAGCATCATCAACCAAATCTTCAATTTGCTCATCGGCAACATTTATTTCAAGGACTGGATATCCAAGTTTTCTTTTACAGTAATCTATAAGTTCTTGTCTAGATGTTGGTTGAGCCATGCTTGAGTACCTTTATTGATTATTATTTTAATAATGCCTTCAATAAATCTTTGATTTCATTAATATCATTTTTTAGTGAGGATAAATCAGACTCAATTTGATCTATCCTCATCTTTTCCAAAGATTTTGTTTTTTTCAAAGATTTATAATGATCATATCCTTTTTTATCGGTGTTGATAATTGCATTGCTGCGTGTATCTCTTACGAGATTGCTATGATTTTCAACTTTTACATGATAGTTATGATAGGTATCGTTCATATCAAGCAAGCGCAATTACTCTCAAATCTTTGATTCTTGGTGGATATGCTTGGTTTGTTGAAGAACCAACTATCTTAATACTAAAATATCTAAACTCTGGTAAGGAATCAATGCTAAATTCATAATCTCTAAATACCAGATTTGCAGACTCTGCAGATAAAATATCTGTTTTAGGGACATTTTTATCTGGTTTACCATTATTTTGACTTGGGTTAACAATGTTCCCATTAATATCAAGATTTTCATATCCTGGGAAAGGATAGTAAATTGGTTCAGCAGATGGATCATTACTAATTGAATAGAATACACGTACATCACTAAAAGTGTTTACATATGCTGCAAATATAACTTTTAAAGAAGTAGCTGCGTTTTCTAATTCAACTGGTTGATTAGCATAGATAAACGCTGATGGGTCATCATTAATTGAAGAAACCCTAGGATCACTAATATAATCTGATATTGGACTATCAATTCTATTGGATACTAAAATCATTCCAACTCTATCAAGATCGATCACAGGAGAAATTTTTGAATTGGATGTTGCTAGTGTAAACGTTAATTCCATGGATTTATTTCCAGGGAAGTTTGTTGTTTGTTCCAATTCATTCACCCTAGAGGCGATTATTCTAGGTTCTGGTAAATAAGTATCTTCTGTTAAGTTAATTGGGGTTGCCTCTGTTTCAACGAATGAAATTTCCTCACCATCAACACTTGTTCCTGTAATACCTTTTAGAGTTGCTTTTACAGAGGTTCCAGGTAGAACCATTGTTTGAACAATTGGGTTTACAGTTTCATATTGAATATTTTGTGTTGCTAAGATAGAATCTCCACCACTTGATTTTGATGCATTTATATAAAGTTTAGGGAATCCAGAAATAGAAGATCTGTCTACACCATTTTCACTAGTATTAACTCTGATGTAATAACTATCAAGATCAATAGGTCTTTCAACCAAAGCATCCTGTAAATAGTGAAGTCTGTTAATTCTTCTTAAAGAAATTCCATTATTTTCATATTTTTGAATGGTAGTTCTATTTGGATAACTGAATGCACCAGTGCCTTCAACTGATCTAGTAATTCCAATTAATTGACCATTAGCAATGCCAGTATATGAAATAATTTCGTTGTCTAAAAGTGCATATCCTGGATTTGTTGCTCCAATAGATACATTTTCAAATACTTCAAACCCAGTTGTATTTGCAATACTAATAGGACCAGAATCTGAATTATTATAATCTGCTGTTAATATAGTTGATTTAACATCTCCTTTGACACCACTGATTCTTACAACGTTTGTTGTAGAATGCATAGCATGATTTTTATGATTTACTTTAATATGTAAACCATCTTCAGATAAAGATGCTAATTCAAAATCATTAACAACTGAATTTGTTCCAGTAGCATTAAGTATAGTTGTTATTCCACTCGATGCACTTACAAACTGAAGTGGTTTGGCGGCATTAATTTCAAATTCTCCTTGTACATTGTCAAGTATTAACTGGTTAACACCAACGACACTTGATAGTGACAATTGAAGATTTCTTCCTAAAGAATTATTTCCAATTGATGGAACTGCTAAAACGTCTCCAATTTGGTATCCATATCCACCAGTTCTAATTGTTGCTGCAAGAGCGACGCCATTTACTCCACTTGCTTGTCCAATGGTAATATCTGCAGTAGCATTTTTACCATTACCACTAAAAGAACTTAAAGGTACATCATTGAATGTAAATGATGTGCCATTTGATGGAGTATAACCAATACCAGCATTAACAATAACTAATGACCCTGATGCAGAGCCACCAACACCAACATAGTCACCTCTAGCACTTGTATTCTTTTGAATAACAGTATTACCAATGACTAATGAAGATGTATTGATAATATCACCTGTGCTAATAATTAATTTTTTGGCATCAAATTCTAAAGCATCCTTCACTAAGGTTGCAATTTGCCTATTACCTGTATTTAATTCTGGGTTATAGAATGATACTGTTCCAGAATCAGCAAGGAATCCAGCAGAAAAAAGATTAAATTTCAAATCTTCATACTGGCTTGGTGTCCAAGTAGAACCATTTTGTGATTTGAATAAAGATCCCAAATATGGTTGTGCAGATACAATAACCTGTCTTGATTCTGGTTGCAGTAATGTAGAAATATCAGTTTCACCCATTCTGGAAATCCAAACAGTGTACTCGTTTGAATTTGATAGTAAGACTACAGCATGGTCGGTATTTGAATGCAGATATACTGGGGCTGGGAATGTTATCTTTGTTGGTTGGGTTGCATCAGCGGACACAACAACATTATCAGATTCTACTATTGCTTCTCCAAAAGGATATATGTCCTCAGAAGGAACACCATTAACAATTGGACGTAACTGAACAGTTACTGGAAGTAGCGAATCTTTAGTTCTGAAATAAACCTCAATACTAGTAATAAATGCCCCACCATCATCATTAATAGTGAATGACTGTGCAAGAGGATCCTTACCACCTCTTCGTGGTGGTGGCTGTGGTGGTGGTGGTGGTGGTCGCCGTGGTGGCGGTGGTGGCGGTGGTGGCGGTGGATTTGGTGGACGTGGAGGCGGATTCCTGGGGGAAGGGAATGATGGATTTGGGCGCGGGGATGGTGCTGGCGGCGGTGGTGGTGGCGGTGGTGGGGGTAGTGGAGTAATACTTTGAGTTGTTGAATTACTTACAGTAGTAGTAGATTGAACATCTGTAGCTGGTCTACTTTCACTAGCAGCAACGACATCAAATCTTGGTTTTCTTGTAGATCTTATAGTCTCCTGCATATTATTAATGGATCCAGAAGCAAAATATGCTTCTTGTCCAGAAGTAGAAGTTAAACCACCTAAAGTACTATTCGATTGTTGTGAGGTTAATCTGAAAATTTTTGTTCCAACTTCAAAAGATGGATTTGATGGTAAGTTTGGATCTGGTATAAAGAATGATCCAAGAACAGATCCTACACTATCACTGAATAATCTAATAGAAACAACTTCTGCTTCAGCAGAAGCACTCCTCAACCTCATACCTGTTCTTATAAATCCACGATATAGTGATTGGTTATTTTCCGCTAAGGTTCTAGTATCAACATTAAGTAATATACTAGAACTTGAGTAGTTTGCTGGTATTGTATAACTTTCATCATAAGGACTTCTTAAAAATACATCTGTTGGATTTGATATTGGACCATATTTGTGATTTGATGTTGCTACTCTAAATGTAATTGATGGTGTAGAACCAGTGGTTACTGTAGTAGAACCAGTTGTCATGGTTCCAGTAACTAATTCACCTACAGAGAATGATCCACTAATCATTCTTATTTCTATTAATTTGGGAATAATAAAGTTGTTTACATCTTCACCGTCAAAAAATCCATAAAGTCTTGTATATGGTCTGAACTTTCTTCCAGTAAATTCAATATTTCTAGATCTCATGAAGGGAACTACAGAAGTGCTTACAACTCTATCACCTTCATTCGTGGTTTGAATTTGTTCAGAAACTCTTAACTGAGTACCACTTCTGTTTTCTGTACCTGTTCTTGTTGTAGTTGTAACTGTTGTAGTTTGTAATTGGTTAGTTGTTACTAATGCACTACCTGTATTTGAAGTGCTAGTTGAAGTTACAACGGTATTACTAGTTGAAGCAGTGCTAGATCCAGTCCAAGTAGCTTGCCATGCTCCCCATCTAACAGGTCCTAAACCTGTTTGTTGGTCATATCCAGCATACTCTAATTGAAGTCTAGTTTGAGTGTAGTCATCAACATCTATTCTAAGCGGTTGTAATCTAACTTGATCAACCCAAATATCAGATGATGGGAATAATTGAATATTACCAGTATAAGTTACAACTAGGTATGGAGTAACGTTTTCAACTCTGGTTGCAAATGGTTGAGTAAACTGCAAATATTCTGCATAATCTAATGTAATTAACTGACCTGTTCTTCTAATATTTGATCCAATGATATCAGTTACAAAAGCAGGGTCTGCTGTTGGACTTGCTGTAGTTCCAATTCCTAGTAGAGATTTAGAACCAACTAAAAGGTCTATGGATGTTGTGAAGTGAGATGGTCTCAATTCAAGTGTTGTTGGATCAATACTGTTAGTAATTTTACCAATTTTTAGTTGTGATCTAGTATTGCTAAAATTGTCAACATAAATTCCAGATTTAAACCTAGTTAATCCATTTTCATCTGGAATGAATAATGATTCTGTTTTCGATTCTAAAATTGATAATGCAGTATAATACTCTAAGTTTTTAATTCTATCTTCAAGCAAGGAGATATCTTGCATTCTATAACGTTTATGTGCATTTAAACTTATTTGTAAGTTTTCTGTGCTACAAACATATGGAGGTAGATTTATTGTAGCAACTTCTAGTGAGTCTTCTAAAGCAATTGGTGGAAGTGGAGTTTCCGAAGGAACCCCTTTAATTAATTGAAATCCTCCATCTATTTTTAAAAATAGTTTATCAATTCTGGGTAGATAATGTGAATATGTAAGAATAATAGATTCATCCGAAGCTAAAATATTTTTAGCAGAGTTTGTTCCATCTTCAAAAGATCTAGACGAAAATTCAAATGGAGAAGAACTAGTAGAACTAGAATTAAATTTGCGAACCCTTGGTCTAATATCAAGTATATCCGTTATTCTTTCATTATTTTTAATTAAAGGTAAATCGCAATAATTAAATTGATTATATGAAGATACTGTAGTAATATCTCCTTCTGTAGAATCACTATAAGTTGCTGATTCGTATATAACTCTTAGTTTTCTTCTTGGTTCTTTTGTGTTTGGTTTTCTTACTAATCTAGAATAATCACAAATAGTTTCTCTTTGTCCAGCATCCAAAGTAAATCTTTCAATAATATTTTCATCACCAGGATCAAAGTCATTTATTGTCCCACTAATTCCACTTGTCTCAGATCTAACAGTTTCCCCAATTTCAAATCTAAGATCGTTTAAATATACTAATCCTATTGTAGAAGTTCCAACTTTTTCAATATAAAGACAAACTGCTCCACTTGTAGAACCAATTAACTCTTCTCCAATAATGAAATCATCTACCTTACCAGTTGGACCATCAAGATTAAATAAACTTATAGATGGTAAAGTCGGATTATTCGTATCATTTGCTTCATATACACCATAAACTTTTGTTACATCAGGTTCAAGCAAACAGATTTCCTTATCTTGAACTCGTAGACCATAACCATAACTTCCATATGTTAGACCATCATCTAAAGTTGTAGAACCAATTCCAGAAGCAGATAATTTTGATTTATTTACAATAACAGAACCAGTTCTATTTAATGATTTTACTTTATTAGATACATTTATTTTAGTAAGAGTTGCAATTAATCTGGCAGAACCAGCCACATTTAATCCAAATATTCTTAATTCTTTTCCACCATTACTAAATCTAAATTTATCTTCAGTAAGTTCTTCAAAACCACCAGTGGAATTTATTAAAACATATCTTTCCTCATCAAATGGTAAAAATGTTTCATTTGTTCCTGATTGTATTGTATTAGTTGCATTGGCAGTGATAATTACATTAAATTCTTTTCTAATTGATAAAGTAGACCTAGTTAAATCTACACTAGAAATAAACTTTTTGGGAAGAGGTGTGTATAGAGTATTATCAATCGATGATCTTAAGTTTGCACCAATTAATTCAAAATCTGTTGGTGTTATATTACTAGTTGGCAGACCACCATCATTTATATTTGAAACAGTAGTTACTCCAGCAATTACTATACTATTTGCACTAATAATTGAAGAAATTCTAGCGTATGTTTTTGTATTTAAGTTTGTAAGTAGAGGATTGCTGAATGATACAAAATCACCCTCTTTTGCTATCAATCGAAAATCTATATTAGAACTAGTTACTGTAGATACTCCTGGAGCGGATCCAGATTTTCCAGTAATGTTTACAACACCAATCGAGAGAAGACTTGATAATTTTGTATCACCATTAAAGGTTTGACCCACCCCAACAGAACTGTATACTGATTTTATGTCTGATATTTTGTATTCAATTGGACTGGTAATAATTCTATTACTATCAACACCATTTAAGATTAGTTTCTCACCTCTTACAAAAGATCCTTTAGTGCAATATACCGTAGCAATTCCAGTAGTTGTATTGAATCTTAAATGTCCACTTGCTCCACTAGACTTACCTTCTACAAAAGTTGGAACAGTTAAAGTTATTGCTTCATTTAAATTTAAATCAGTATATGTTTGAATATCATATAACGAAATATCCCATTCATTTAAATCACCAACAACAGAAGAATACGATCCTGACTCTAAAGCATAATCATAAACTCTGGCAACTCCGATTTCTTTTCCAGAAGATGTTGTTGAAGTAATGCCAATTCTAGAATTTCTTAAACTTATTGACGATGATGTGCTGAATCCAATTCTAGGAGCACCAATAACTCGGTTTAAAGATAGTGTTGGACCAGTAAAATAATTAACTGCTTGGTCTTCTAATGTTTTAGTTGTTCTTGTTTTTTCAAAATCTAAATAATGTATTGTTTTTGAATCTACTTCAAAACCACGGATAAAAGCTTTACCTGGAGATATTTTATACGTTCCTAAATCCTCAGCAGGAATATTATTATTATATGTTAATTGTCCACGTAAGAATATTCCATTGTTACCCTTTCGATTATTTAATGATTCTCTTGCAGTAATTGCAAAAGGTTTCACATAAAAATTTCCAGATTCATTATAAGTTCTTCTAGCTAATTCTTCTGCTAATTCATTGTATTGAGTTTTGTCTTCAATATGTTGAATATTTCCTTGTCTTAATACTAAAAGCTCAACAAAATTTTCATTCTTCTCAGAATCTAATGGTTTTTTTGTTAAGACCGCAGTAATTTTTAATCTATCAGCACCAGGAGCTGCAAAGTTATTAAATCCTTTTGCGTTGTCAGTTAAAGATGGATCAAAACCAGATGTTATTATTTCTTCAAAGATCTCCAATCCTACCCTATAAGTAGGAAACTGATTATGTGCATCAAGAATTAGAGTTTGTGGACTAACTCTTACAAAAGTTCCCCTCAGATAATAAACACCTTCAGATAAAAATACTGCAGATCCTATTGAAGTTGAACTAACAGCAGCTGTAATGCCAAACCCTTGACCAGATTGAAAATTAATAACAGATGTTGATAAATTCGTTTCTAAACTTAAAACTTCATTATCATCAAAAACTTCTTTTCCGTCTGAACCAGTAGAAACATAACTTACAAATAGTGTATAGTATCCTCTAGCAGAAAATTCTGGATCAACACTAGAGACAACTTTTGCTTTTACGTTTGATGATTGTCCTCTAATATACACATTAACTAAATCTTCAGCATAGCTTGAAATTGGTATTCCAAGATATTCTTTTTCAATTTCTACGGCAAAAAGAGAATTATTATAATTAATTTGTCCAGGGATTACAACTGATCCCTCTTTAAACAAATGTGTACCTACTTGTTCAATTTGATTCTGAAGAATTGATTGTAAAGATGTTAATTCTCTAGATTGGATTGGCAATCCTGGTTTAAATAATATTTTGTGATATCCCTTATTTGGATCAAAGTCATCAAAATACGGAGATACGTTTAAATTAGTTTCTTGTGGCATAACTCTTTACTAGAATTGCAAAATAACTTTGATATCTTCTCTTTGATTCACTGACCTTGTAATTGAAGGTCTATTATCAACATACAGAACGGTTCCAGAATATTTTTGTACTTCTGGAGAAGCCACTCCTTTAATAAAAGTTTGTCCCAAATAGTATGTTTTATTATTTATGACAGTACTTATACCTGGAGTATTGTCTGTCCCAAATCCATCATCAACATATAAGTCTTTAGATCCACCGATTATTCTTAAAGAACCCCCAGTTGTAACTGTGGACGTAAACTTATTTAGTCTAAAACCATAAGTTGGGTTTGATTTTTGTGTCCCGTCTGTATTAAATCCAACTAAAGATCTATCTTGCCAATACTTTAAAACACCAGTTTGTGCATCATAAGAAACAACCCTACCAATAGCAGTGGCACCAGTTCCTACAGTTTGAGTAATATATGCATTTTGTTGAAAAGTTGTTGATCTATAATCGTCTACATTTGGTGCTAAACCTTTTAATTTAATGGCAAATAAAGAACTAACTCGATCTTCAGTAATAACTGTGCTTGATTCATATGCTTGAGGATTTTCAATAATTCCAATTCTTGCAACAGAAGTGCCCGTCACAAAGTCTGGATTCTGATCATCATTTTCAATTCTAGAGTATATAAGAACATTTGTAGAACCTAGTTCTTTATATACATCAGCACCATGACCACCAGGAGGAGGAATTATTACATCAAATATTGGAGTTAAAGAACCAGTAGGCACATTTCCTCCAACTAAGTCAACACTTGCATAGGTATATCCAGAACCACCATTTGAGATTGTAATTGATTCTACTTTAGCGTCATTGTTGATTACAATGGTGCATTCTGCACCAAGACCATCTCCCTTAATAGGAACTCTGGTATAAGTAGTGTTTGGTGGACCAACTAAGTACCCTCTATTCTTTACAGTAATAGTTTTTAATTGACCACTTGTTTCTGCATTATTTTTAACTGGTAAATAATCTGCATTTGTTTCCCAGTCTACTGGAAGAGGTATAAAATTGAGGGAGTCAAACTTAATAACATCACTTGGACTAATAGTATAAAGATATTTCCAAATATAACCATCACCACTAGTACCAGCTGCTCTTGGTTCTAAGTCCGTAAATTTAGGTTCATCAAGAGAAGGTTTTCCATTTGGGTTTTCTGGATCAATACCATTATTTAAACAAATATAAACTCTAAATTCACTATTGACAACAAAATAGTTTGAAGAATATAAACTTGTTTTATTAGATGGTTTTGATAAATTATTTCTATTAATGTCATGACGATACATATCATAAATTGTAGCTGAAGCCCATTGTATTTTTCTAACAACTGGTCTTACATCATCAGCAGCAATTTTTTTCAACGCAACCATAGTGTCCCAATAAAAATTGGTATCATCAAAACAGTCTCGTGGAGACGGTGGACTAGTATTCCAATTATCTTGAACTTCATCTGCATTGGGAAGTCCAATAAAAGTATAGTAAGAATTACTAGGGTCCCTAATTTTATCGATGAAAGCTCTTGCGTTCTTAACTCTCAATAAATCAGTTATAATTGCTGCCATTTTTTGAATTTAGACTTCTATATCTTTTATTTATCAGCTAATGTAACCCAAATATTTTAATGGGTTCTTTCTTTTTATTATTGGATTTGTTGATATTCCTGATTGTCTTGTATCATGCTGTGCCGAGAAAGTTCCAGGTCCAATTCTAACAGGCATGTTAATCTTACCCCAAGTGTAATGTCCATAAAATGCTGTTGTAGCAAAACCAACAATACCACTTAAAGGACTATTGAGAACTTTTACAACTACAGTTGTAACCGTAGTCGCAATTCCAACAGTTGATGCTAATCCGCTAATTCCAGGTGGTATAATTGCAGATTTTGTATACCAATCTGTGCATTCAAATGTCATATCTGCAAATTGAGATGATATACCTAAAATAGAACCATCACTTCGTAGTGATGCTTGAGGTGCAACTCCAAAATTAGATCCAACAACATTGAATAAGTATCCTGTTGTAATTCCAGTTTGAGATATATTCAAACTTGTTCTTATTCTAGAATCTAATGGTATGAATAAATCAAATTCTAGACTTAAGCATGTAGTAACGCCAGAGCAAGATGTTGTTGCAACGCCAACTACAATTCCATAATCTCCTTCATAAGATACTCTAATTACATCTTCAACCTTTCTTGCTGGAGGTGCGATTAAAACTTCAGGCGGTAAAATGGAGGCAACTGTAAACTTCATTGGTGATTTTAATGCCCATTTTCTAGAAGTCGTTGCCAATCCAACATTGTCAAAGGTATCAACATAAACAATATCTCCAACAGCATAGTTTGCACCGTTGTCAATAACGTTGACAGAAGATATGTTAAAGTTTAAGATGCTGATTTGTATATCAGCAGTTGCTCCTCTACCAATTCCAGTTTCTGATTTTAACCTAGCCTTGTAGAAAGTGTTATTACCAGGACTCAATGGTGGGAATCCACTACCTTGTTGCGTTATTGTAATTGAATCTAGTGGACCATAAAAATAATTTGTTCCACCAGTTCCAACTGATATTGAAGTAATAGATCCTCCAGTACCAATTGTAGCAGTTGCTGTAGCATTAGTCCCAAATCCATATGGTTTTTGTATTGTTACTTGAGGTGCAATTGTATATCCATACCCAGGGTTTGTTATTAGTACACTAGTTACTGATCCACCAGATCCTAGAGTTGCTCTTGCAGTTGCAGACTCTAAATTATCCTGGCTAAGTATTTGAACAATAGACCTTTCCTCAAGAGGTATACCTTCATAAGAATCATCAAATAATGGTCTAATACTATAGACAAAAACATAAGTGGATCCAATTCCAATAGATTCAATAATATTTGTGTTTGGACTAATTGCTGGTTCATAATATACTCTATCTTTACCAACAAATTCATTGTCTATAATTTTATCTACAGTTTGTTTAAACCAACTAATTGGTCTGGAGAACAGTTCATTAAGAGTAACACCTTGACCACCATAGTTATTAGTAATGATTTTATCTGCAGATATAATATCCATTACAAGTCTTCTTTCTTCTGTAAATGTTTCATCAATATCACTATACAGTTGAACATCATCACCAACTTTAACACTAGGTAAAACATCAACGGTTTTAACGTCAATGTTTTGAGTTCCAGTATACATTAAAAGTTTAGCTGTATCACCAGTTGTACTAAAACCAGATACCAATCCTTTTGGTGCTTCCGTAAATCTTAATGTACTTCCTCCATTAAATTGGTATCCTTCTCCTGGAGTTTGTAAAGTATCATTTATGAACACAAGTAAATTTGATTGTAAATTAATTCCAGAGTTTGCTCTAGCAAAGAATGATATACTTTCCCCATTTACAGTTAATGGGAATAATCTTCTTCTTCCGTTAAAAAAGTCTGAAATGTCATCAAGTACAATAAATTCACCAACATTCCATCCAGAGAATTTACTTTGATAAGTTCTATCAATTGTAAGTTCAAAATGATTGAATGTTGAAATTCCAGTAGTTGGAATTCCTGTTGTTCCTCCAATAGCAACAGTTAATGTTTCACCAGAACCATACCCATAACCAAAATTATTTAATTCAAAGTTTAAAATTGTGCTATCTTGACTTGGAACCAAATCAACAGTGGCACCAGTTCCAAATCCAACTACACCCTGTTTATAAATTAGTGGAATATTATAATAATTTAAAGGACTGTCAAATACAACGTCAATAGGTTTGGTAACCTTTCCACATTTTTTATAAAAATGAGTATATGGTGATGTTCCAGAATTAATGATAAATGTATAATCATCAACTATTTTAACTATTCCCGTTCCATTTGCTGCTGGGTCTTGTCCCGTAGGAGAATTGTTAATTTGTCTAGGAGCAATGATAATTTCTTCAACAGTTCCTCCAGACACATAATCTAATGTGGTAGATCCAATTCCAACATTAAGTTCAAATTCACTTATATTATTAATTCTAGTTACTTGAGTTCCACAATAATCTGTAGTATTTGTATTTGGGTGTGTGACTATCCCAAGAGCACTTGTGAATCCCAATCCCGTTAGAATTACGTCAGTTCCAACTTTTAACTTATGTCCAAGAGTTAAAGTTCCACCACTTACATATGAATGTGGAATTGTAGATATTCCAGAATTAAATGTGAGTGTATAAGAATCTGGTGCAGAAAGAACTTTAAATGTATTTCCTAAAGGTGATACTATTGAGTCACCAGGGAATATGTCGGTATTAATACCAACTTGAATTACACCACCAGAAACATAAGTATGTGGTATGGTAGATGGACCAACATTAACAGTAAAAGATGTTGTTGCTCCAACTTCTGTACCAGTATTAACAGTAAAGAAATAACCCTGAGTTCCATCTGGGAATATTGTTGTAGTTACTCCTGAAGGACCTGTACAAGAGAACTCTAGTTCTCTCATTTTAAAATTATCACCTGAACTTAACCCATGATTTCCAACAGTAAACACTGTGGATAATCCAGTTGTTTCATCGTAAATAAAATTATAAACTGCAAAAGTTTGCCCGTAACCAACGCATGTTAATGCTAATCCAGAAAGACTAAAACTTCTACCAATTGCCGTTTGTGTTATTAATTTATGGGGTTGTGTAGTAACAATAGTAGATAATCCAGTTGTGTTATCGTATGTAAAGTTAGCAACATTTAGAGTTGTTATGCCAACAGTAGTAACTGTCATTATACCAGTTGTATTATTATATACTGCCGTGCTTACTCCAATTGGAGGATAGTAATCACATGTGAATGCTGCTCCAACTACTGATACTTCTTCACCTAACCGCAATCCGTGTGGAGTTGAAGTTGTTACTGTAGTAACACCAGTAATAGAACTATAACCAATGTTGGCAACTTCTCTTGGAGCATAAAATACTTTTGGATTAGTTATTGCAACACCAATTACATGCCCATTTAAGACTGAAGCAATTCCAATGTAAGTTATATCTGCAGATCCATAACTAAAGGTTTGAATCCCAACTCTTACTGTTTGTAATCCTGATCTGTAACCAGAACCAGAATTACCTATAGATATTTGAGATATTGTTCCTGCTGTAGATACCAACGCGGTTCCACCAGCAGCAACTAATGGTTGATATCCAAATCCCTCTGTGGATCCAACACTGACGATAATTCCACCTCTAGGAGTGCTGTTTACATTAATATCATTTGTTAATGTTGGATCCGCGACTGGACCACTAAATCCTACTTGTAATTGTCCTCCACCAGCAATAAGTTTATAGTCCCCAGGAATGTTTGTAAGGACATTTCCTAATCTTTGAGGTCCTTGGAAGATATCATTTATTAAGATTAGAGTATTACTAGATGTAATATTATCAATATCGTTACCTTGATATTTTAATGTAAAGGTTGTTGTAATACCATTGAATTGATTTGATATATCATCAAAAACATAATTATTATCATAGGCTTTTATAAAACTAGTTGTAATTGATTGATTTAATGCTGATCTTAAAAATACTCTTCCACTAAATCTAGAACTAGTTGTTAATCCAGTATAGTCAATATCTCCAGCAGATGTTGCGGTAGTTCCAAATCCAATTGGTAAATTACCCCACATTGGTTCAGAAAAATGTAGTCTATTATCTAAAACATTATAATTTCCGACAAATTTAGTAATTACAGCATTACTTGCATGGGTATCTTCTGTAGATCCCATCCATGCTCTTTTAACATTCAATACATTAGTGGTTGAATTGACGGCAGAAACTAACATGATTTCATCGTCAATTTGAATCAAATCACCACTAAAAATAGATGTAACTCCAACAACGTCAATGTTAGTTGTTCCTATCCCAACACTAGAAGTAGTTGCTATTGTATATGCAGTTCCAACTAATGGTGATTGAATAGTGCCGTTAATTGTAATTAAAAGTCTATTATTTGGAGATATTGATTTGAATAAATGGGTGCTACCAATTCCAACTGCTGTAATTGCAACTCCAATAGGGTTAAACAATAGCGCATTTGTTGCTGAAGTTGCAACTCTTACTTTTTGATTGTCTTGCTTAATTATAATAAACTTAGAAGGTAAAAGATTTGTTACTCCAATTCCAGAACCAAAATCTGATGGCGCAATTTTAATAGCGTTTGCAAAATCATTATTTGGTGGAATGTATTCAACTTCTTCTCCACTAACAAAAAAGTGATTTCCAAGATTTATTGTCCCATCACCAAATTCAAGTTTAGTAGAATCACTTCCATTAAAAGAAACCTCAAATATTGGAAAACCTCCAGATTTTAATCCAAATCCCCTGTTAACTCCATTAAATTCATCGCTAAAATCATCAATTGTTAAAACTCTATTTCCTATAAATTCTTGATATTGTGCTAAAAATGGTAAATTAAATAAAATTTCATTTGATATTAAAGTATTTTCTACTTGAATACTTTTTTCTCTAGCAATATCAAAATCTTTTACAGAATTTAAGTCAACAACTTCTGTTAGATCGGAAATAGCTATTAGTGCATTTAAATTTTGTGCTGTGGACATTCCAGCAACATTTGGATCATATGAATCAATTGTTAATTCACTAAATTTCTTAAATCCTGCAGTATGTATTAAATTACTTACTAACGGATTCCAAACTTGATATTCAATTGGAGACCTAACAGAATATGAAAAATATTGATAATAATCATTATCATGTATTCTTTGGAAAGATTGATTGAGTTTTCCTGTCTCTCTTAACCAACCTTTTTTAGTAATACTATTGGATTCAATTAAGTATTTTGCAGTAATACCATCAACAGACGATATAAGACCTTTGTTTTGAGAAGATGCTCCAATCACAAGGTCATCTACCTTAAATATTTTTTTAGATCTTATTTTTAAAAATTCATTTCTTCGGTCATAAGATTGAACGACACCAACATTTCCATCTTGGGCTACGATTATTTCCCCATTTCTAAAACTATCTTTTTCCAAATCAACATCAAATTCTGGAAAATATGCCTCTGGAGTCGCTGTACCAAAAGATTCAAAACTATCAAAAATACCTGGTTCTTCTCCAGGGTTTAAAAATCCAGTTAAATTAAACGTTAAAGTTGGATTATCGCCACCAATGTCTGGATTTGCTGCTGTAATTCTAAACAACCTGTAATCATAAGCAGCAGAATTATATCCTCTACCACCAAAATTGGCATCAATATTTGTATTTTCTACAATTATTTTTTCACCAACAATGAATGGATAATCTTGTGATGATGCAAATGTTACAGCAAAAGAAACTGTGACATTTAAAGTTCCTGGATCAAATACAATATTTTCAATTCTTATTCCATTTGGATTATTAATTGGTAATATTTTTGGTGTTACGTTATACAAACCTGTTGTATTTCTTATAATTGTTACCTCAGTATCTCCAATTTCATATTCAAGAGAAACTTCAGTATTTACTCTTCCTGTAAATCCATCAACAACTGCAAGTTGTGGAGCAACAAAATAGTTTACCCCAGGAGTAACTATTTGAATTCTTTTAAATTTTGATAGTGGTTCAATTTTATATGTGTATGGAAAATTTGCAAGAGGTCTTAATGTTTTATCTGATGGGTAATCAAATCCAATGTCAGTTAAAACAACACCATTAACTTTACCAATAGTTTTACTTCTTGGTAAAAATAGAGCTGCAGTTCCAAGTCCACTTACAATTTGGGTCACATTTGGTAGTCTTACATAATTTCTACCTCCAGAATCAATACTAATTTTAGCAACAGGTCCTATTGCAGTGCGAGATGCTGTAGAATATGTTGTTTGTGCTTGTAAATTATTATAACTAAATCTTTCTGGTGTAAGTTCTAATGAATATTTAAAAGTATTAGAAGTAATACCAGAAACTGTAGTAATTCTATTAAACTTACTATCGACAACAGATAATTTGTTAGGATTTTTAACGTTAAGAGAATCACTTATAATTTCTAATTTTGCTGCTGTTGCACCAGCATATTTGATTGGAGTCAAGTTATAATATAGTGATGTTGGAATGAAATCATCTATAATTAACTCAGCCTTTCCATTTGATTCTCCGATTGTTCCACTCTTTCTAAAATTAAATGCACCTGTATTTTGTGGAGACGTATAAAATTCTTTTTGGAAGAGAGGATCAAAATAAATGTTAAAGTCAAATGAGGGTAAAGAACCAGAAGCTAGTGTAGTGCTTGATAAATCAAAAATAATTGTTGAATTTTTTGTTGCAAATATTTCTGGATTAACTGGTGTGATAGAACCTGCTGCTTGGGTTCCAATATTTACTATTTCAATTGCAGTATTTGATGAAATTTTGTCGTAATAATAGTGAGATAAAAGAACTGTGTTGTCATCAGAGACAATAACATAATATATTTTTGAATTTATTAACCCAGAAGACGGTGTTGCCGAATTATAAATTACTTTTTGTCCAGTTACAAATCCATGATTTGGTAATGTAATAGTATTTCTAGATAAATTAATAGCAACATCAACAAATACTCTTGGATTTACTAACATCCTTCTGTTAATGTCATCATAAGAAATAACAAAAGTTGTAGTAATACCAGAAGTAACCTTAATGTTAACTTCGTCTCCACTTGTAAGACCATGCTCTCTATTTGTTATAACAGTGGCGGTTTTCTTATAAACGTCTCCACGAATAGTTAATGGTAAATTAGTCTTAATACTATGAACCTCTCCAGTTCCATAGTCTGCAATCCTAAACAATTCTAGAACATCAGAACCAATTCCAACAAATCCACCAGTACTACCAATTCCTATTCTTTGAGTGGAAACACCAATAAAATCATTATCATATGTTGCAACATATAAGTCCTGAGAATCTAAAAGTGGTGTTGTTGTTGCCGCATAAGAAACGCGAACACCAGTATATCCATGCCCAACGTTATATTTTACTTTATCACCAGTTTTGAAACCATGATTTGGTAAATAAAATGTATTTACAATTGTTTGTATTCCTTTTTTCTGAGTTACTCCAGGATTACTAAAGAACAATAATCCAGACTTTTTAGATGCTCTTGTTAATGCACTTCCCGAAGTTTCATAATAACTACTAGTTAGTTTTCCAAGTTCAACTTGAGCACCCCATACATACACTGTTGGTGATGAATTTAAAGTAAGACCTTGTGTACCAAATGTTCCAATTCTTATTCTATGAGTTCCAGCACCAGTTTGAGCGGTAAGACTATATCTTTTCCAATCTGAACTTAGTGTTACTAGTTGTGAATAATATAAAGATCCATCATCTAAAATAAAATAAATCTGCTCATTTCCAGTGTGTCCTCTTAAAAATACTGAAAATGTATTAAAATCTGATGATAATGAAACAGGTTCAAATTTTAATCCAAATGCATCAGATGCTCCAGTGGTTGAAGCAAAAGAAACTTTTGCAGCATTAGTTGAACCATCTGGAGAAACAGCACTAAAATATTCTACAGTTCCAGTTCCTATTCCTGAAGTATAATAATCCCAAGCAGATGGGACAAGAGATGGTGGAACTGGAGTTGAATATAGTATTAGATTTTCAGATGGAATTATTGCAGATTCCCTAGGATCAAAGTAATATTCACTGTTTAAACGATATTCTGTTGATGTACTAAAACCACTATTAAAAGTAAATTTTCTACTCAGTTCTACTATATCATCACCTGAAGTATGTGCAGCTGATACGGATCCACTAAATGATCTATAAACTTTAATTCTAGAATCTTGTGGATATACGTTTATAATCTTGAATTTTTCCGATTCAATTTTATAAACATCATTTACAGATAAAATAGGAAAATTTAGATTACCAGAAACATTTAAATATGTGACTATTCCAGTTTGTCCATCATTACCTATGCTTGATGATAATGTAAGAGTATTTGTAGATATGCCAACTGTATAAATTGATGCAAATTCTGTAGATAAAATATTTAAATTTTGAACAGATACAATGTCACCATTTATTAAAGAGTGGGAAGTGCTAGCAAATCCTACATACCTTCCACTAGACCCAAAAGGAGTAAACTCCACATCAACTAATTTACTAAAGCTATATGAGATAGAATCTACATCTCTACCTTTAATTTCTGAAATTCTAGCGTATGCTCCAGAACCTCCTGTTCCTTGACTGTTAAAGAATATATTATCCTGTATTGAATAATTATCTCCAGGAGAAATTATTTGGAGTTCTGTTAGTTCACCAGGACTAATACTATTAACTTCAGTAAATCCTTTACTAAAAGTATCTGGTTGAATGAACCCTTGATATTTTGTTTTATTTAAAAGTAATCCTAATGGACTTGTAAATCTAATCCAACCAGTTTTATTTAAATTGACAAAGGATAAGTTTGAATATTGATCAAAATTATATTCAATCGGTTTAGATTTAAACGTATCTCCAACAATGTATGGAAATATTGGTTTTAAATATCCATTAAATGGTCCAGACGCATCTTTTAATGTATTTACAGTTGCAAAATATGCATAAGTTCCATTTGGAAATTCTGGAGTTTTGCAATATCTTCCATTGTGTATGTCTAAATCACCATTATTTGTAAATTCATAATCTTGAACAAAATATCCAGGAGGGAAAGACGCTGTAGATGGTCTATATCCTTTTAACTTTAGTTCATATCCACTACGAAGTCTTACAACTGCACCACCTTCCTTGTCGGCATAACCATAAGGTCCATAAATTGGGTTACCATCGTAAGCCCATCCGATAATAGGAGAATGATATTTTGTGACATTACTTTCATTGTCTATGTCTGCTCTATAGACTTTATTACCCAAAATATCTAATGATGTTGATAGAAGTTTTCTTCTAAGTTCTCTAGCAGCGTAAGCATGAACAAATTGCAATCCTTTCTCTGATGCAAGAGGATTGCTTACTATTCCATCATCATTATTTACCTGATCTGACTGGAATAATCTTTCAACTATGTTAATAGTCCAAGATTTAACTTTAGCTTCAAATCTAGCACCATTTCCTGTAGGTATTACTTTAATAATAGTATTTACTTGATTGTATCCAAATCCACTTTCAATAATTTTTACGTCAACAATTGCTCCATTTAATATTACTGGAACCAAAATAGCACCAAATCCAGAACCAATAACTTCTAGCAAAGGTGGTGAATTATAATTTGAACCTGGGTTATTTACAATCGCACCAATTATTTTGCCTTGTGATGATACAATTACACTAATTTGTCCATTTTCACCATTTAATAGTGTTATATTTGGTTGACGATTATAGTTTACAACATTTGGGTCGCCATAATTGTCACCAATATTTTTCATGGAGATTGATTGTATCGCTCCAGTAAAAATTGGTCTGATTCTGGCATTAAAATCTTGACCAGCAAAAGTAGTAACTCCAATTGGAGATTCAATTTTTATATTAATTGGTTGATACTTTATAGAATGCTGCCCTGAACCAACATCTGAAAAATCAATAAATCTTTTGTTTACATAATTATAATCATTTGATATTGTGCTTCCAACTCCTACAGGGTTAACAGAAGCAACTCTAAATGTATTTTTATTAATAACATTAATAAAATACTCAGAATTAGTCGAAAGACCTACTGGTAAAATTCCATCAGTATCAAATAATATAGTTTCTTTTTCTGAATAACCATGATTTAGAATTGTAATTGTATTATCAAATAAATTGATTGAGTCACCATTAAAGAATAAAGTTTTATTGCTATATCCTTTTCCAGGATTAATTACTTCAATTGAGGATATAACTTTTTTTCTATCTGTAGATGTTAATTTTTGGAGACCTTCTCCGTAAGATCCAAAAGTAACAGTATTAATACCAGAAATGGCATCATCTAAAGTGTTATGTAATTTTATACGAACAGGATCAATTATGTTGACAAAATAAATCGCATCGTCAACCAGATTGCCAATTTTAGTTTGATTTTGTGAATTATAAATTATTTTTTCAAAATTTCTAAATTTATGGTATGTTGTAAATCCAATAGAATTATTCGTTAAATTAACCTGATCATATAAACTACCAGCATTAAAAGATACTGAATGGATAATTCTAGATAAATTCGCCTTTGCTTCCGCTCCAGTTCCGTTTCCACCTGAAATTGTAATTTTTGGTTCATCAGTATAATCAAAACCTTTATCCAAAATATTAATTCTAGACAAAGATCCAGTCACATTACATATACCCTCAGCACCAGAACCAAAAATAGTGTTACCAGCACCAACATTATCGGATATGAGCATTATTGGGGGGTCAATTACATCATAATTTGAATCTCCATTTGAAGAAACCACAATTTCTTCAATAGGACCAGAGTAAATTGTGTCTGATGATTTATAATTTAATAATTCTACACCATTTAAAAATAATCCTAGTGTTCCTGGTTTTGTAATTCTATTTTCAACAATATCATCATCAACACTTGGAGAAAATTTTCTAATTAAATCCTGTGCTTGTAATCTTCTATCATTATATTTTAACAATGAAAGTTTATTATTAAATACTGTACCAAAAACATAGACAAACTGACCACTTCTAATATTTGATCTACTTGTAGCTAATCGTATTGTACTAGAATTGACTTTATATACAAAATATGGCCCCTCTGCAATATTCAAACCAATATTATTATTTCGTGAATAATATACAGCTTCTCCACTAATAAATGAGTTTGAACCAATGTTAAGATCAAATCCATCATATTGCCCTGTAAATATTACAGATAAGTCCTCAACAATAATAGGAGTATTATAATAATTTGGTAACGAAGAGCATACAACATAAGTATCTTCGTCATCGGTATAAACATTTTGTATGTCTGCCGAAATAATATTAATTTCTGGTTGATTATTACTATTTGTTTTTGAAATTCCCTTTCTAATTGAATATTTTACATTAGTTGTATCAATTCTAGTTGTTAAATTAACGTCAAATTCATATTTGTTTGACACTGCTATAACAAATATATTGTATTGATTACCATCACTTCCTTTTATTGTACCAATATCACCTAAAGTAAATATATTAGGGTCAAAAGTTCTTATTCTATATTGAGCAGCTCCATTTAATTTTAAAGCAACTTGAGTAATTTGTTCAATTTCATATTCTGGTGTTACATTATTAATCCACGTCGTTCTTACTTGATCTTCACTATCTGCTCCTAAAGAAACAATCTCAACCTGGTCGTCAATTTCATAGTAATAAGATGAATCTCTATCAAACTCTAGGTCTCCAAGTACCCCAGTAATTTTAACTTTAATTTGCTCATTAGAACTTGTAAGTGCATAAGCATAATCTGGAGTTGTTATATCTGTGTTTAAGTCTATTGCAACTGGAGAAGATACACCAAAAAATTGTGTTGAACTTTTACCGTTGTAAGTAAATTTATATTCTACGGTATTGTCAAATACAACAAGAGTTCCAGAGTCTGTAAAACTTAATGTTGAATCAACATCAAGATAAGTCTGTCCTAATCCAACAGGATTAGTAATTTTTGTTTTTGGGTGTACAGTAAAATTAAAAGTTTCTAATTCTGGATTATAATCCAAACTTAATCTAAAATATTCTTCACCATCTTTAAATATTTTTTCAACGTTGGTAATAGATCCAACCGCTTTTAGAATTGTATTCGTTTCATCCTGATATAACGTTCTATTGATCAAATCTTCTGGATTTCCAGATAGTCTTTTAATTACAAGATCCCTAGTAATTCTAAAATCTGCATCAGATGGTTGAATTAAAAAATCTCTAGGCTTAATAATTTGTACGGGTGAACCCCAAATAGATTTAAATAATATATCAAAAGAACTATTGGCACCTTTTGATGAATAAAAATCTTTTAATTTTGATACTAATACCTTTTCATTTAAATCTTCATAAAACTGAACATCTTCAAAACCTGGAGTATATTGGTATTTAAATTTCTTATAAAGTTCAACTAAAAATAACGCATGTAAATTATATACAATTTGATTAGACGTATGTGGTGAACGAAGAGTCTTTTCAAATTCTAAAGCATCTGAGTTTGCAGTTCTGTAAGTAGTAATTCCACTAAATCCTCTCTTACAATTGATAAAAGTATCAATTGTTTTAGATTCATAAAGAATAATCTCATCATTAATTTGTAAAAGACCATTATTGGGTGGAAATCCATCCGTACTTTCAACTTTAATTGTGTTAGTAGTGTAACCAGTATCTTCTGTTAGATTTGTATAATATGTTAATTCTGTAATATTGTTTAATTGTGTGTATTGATCAATATTATTCAGGATGTCTACTGGACCACCAGGAAACTCTAAAGAATCATAATATTCCTTTAAAAATTCTACAAATTCTGGATATCCATCCCTGACAAAAGTAGGAAGTTGATCAGAAACTAAATTTTTGATATTAACTCTGTTCTTCATATTTTTTATAGTCTTATAAACTCGCCGTTTAAGTAGCTAGATGATACTATGTATTGTGATCCTGAGATGTCAATTCCAGAAGAAATTACATCATTAATTATATTAATATTTGATTTTGAATTATCTAGTTGTAAATAAAGATCTTGCTTTCCAATCACATCATTGGATTTTGGTATTGCAGAAAATTCAATAATATCATCACCAAAAGATTTTTTAGTTGTATTTAAAATATTTAAAGCATTTAATTTTATTTCTCCTCTATTATAATCAATAGACCCAACATTCTTTCTAACAACGACTGGTTGATTACTTGCATCCAATTTAAAGAGAAATACTGATCCAAATCCCTCATTATGTGGAAGATCTGACAGATACACGGTTCCAGTAATACCATCTACAGTAAATCCAGAAGTTTTAAAATTATATCCACTACGATTTTTTATATGAAATTCATTACCAAAACAAATTTCATACTCCGTAAATTGCCTTAATCTAACTTTAAGATCTCTCCTCATTTGGATTGTTGTGATATTTGAGGTAATTGCAACCGCAGAGTCATCTATTAACTTTAAAAATTTACTATATTTAAATCTAGATCCATATACATTTAATTCATCAGACGCAGCAAACTTTTCTAAAGTTTGTTGTACTTGATTTTTTAAATACTCTGGAGTTCCTTGATTGCTGTTATAATATACTTTTGCATTATATTCAATGTAAAGATATTTTAAATCTATAAATTCAGGAACAATTCCAGCGACTGCGTATTTTCTGAGAGTGATTTTTAAATTATCTTTAATTGCAGTTGGTAAATAAGAACCATTTTTTGGTTTAACCGTAATATAAACCTTTCCAAATTTTGGTGGATTCAATTCTTCACCACCAAATACAGATACTGATTCAGTTTCTGGATAAATTAGGGGTATCAATGATTCATAATCAGATGCTGTGACAGCTCTATTCTGAGAAGCGTATACTCTTGGTGCTAATTTTTTAATAGAAGCGATAGATTCAATATCAGCTCCATATCCCGCTACTTCAAGTGTTGTTAAGAGTGGTTCATCAACAGTAACAGGACTTCCATTATTATCTGCTAATCTACCAGCAAAAGAAAAATTTCGGACACCATTTGCAATTGAACCATTTGTAGTTACATAACTAACCATGATAAAATTATTATTTTTTAGTTTACTTCCAAAAGTTCCATCACCAAAGATTAATTCATACCTTTGATCCTCAATTTCATTTAGAAAAAATACATCATCTGTTGGTTTAACTGCAGTTAAATTATCTGCAAATTTATAAACTCTTGAAATATTACTATTTTTACTTTCTCTAATAATCACTCTTATCAAGCTAGTATCAATATTATCATTGTTTAAAATAAATCTTTGGTTTTTATTTAAACTGTCAACAATAAAACTATCTTCAATATATGATCCTTCAAAAATATCAACATTCGGGAATTCTGCAATTCCACCAGATACAGGAACTGTAACATCGTCTGGTATAGAGTAAATATAATTTATATTTGAGAATGATACGTTTGAAGTAGCAACAATACCTTTTTTTAAGGTAATTGTGATTGGGTTGGAGGCAAATGCAGATATATCAACAAAAAAAGATATTTTAGATCTAGATGATCTAACTGATCTTGGAAGATAACCTAAATTTCTAGCAAGAGATACTACGTTCTCTCTTAGTGTTGCTCCATCCAAAAACACTTCATTAGTCAACATATTTGCATTATATGATGTAATATAAGTGTTGTATGCTAGAGTGTCTAGCAATACACTAAAATTAGACCCATCAAAGTCATAATCTGTGTACCTACCATCAGCTCTCAAAAAGCTTTTGATAGATTCTCTTATATCGTTAAAATCTAGTGCTGATACGTTAACTATTGGCATTTATCTAGTTGGTAATAATACAAATTCTAATCGTTGTGGTAGGGCATCAATTCCAACTATTAAATATGTAATTTTAACATCCATCGCCCCCTCATCATAGTTTGGAGTAATAACCGTTTCTATTAACTCTACTCTTGGTTCAAACCGATTGATTACTTCTGTTATTTGGGTTTCTATTCGTCTAGCAGTAAATAGATCAATAGTTTCAAATAATAATTTATTTACATCAGTTCCTATAGAAGGTTCAAAAAACTTTTCTCCCCGTATTGTTAAAACTAAATTTTGAACTGATCGAGCGATAGCTTGTTCATTCTTTAAAACAGCTAAGTCTCTCGTTAAAGGATTGATCTTTAACGAGAGACTAATATCCCTAAATCCAACACTAATACGCTCTAACGGCATTATTTTGAATATTATTATGATTTATTTATAGTGGTTTTTACCACTTGTGCCCCCAATTTGGCTCAGTGCCATAAGACCAATCATCATAGTCTTCGTCATTGCGAATTTTTTCGTGAAGTTCATTTTGAACCTCAAAATCATGTTTTTTAGGGGTCTTATCATCATTTGCGATCTCTCGCAACATCTTCTTTTCTTTAGTTTCCTCAGATAATTTGTAATCTGATACTAAACTAGTTGTTCCCCACATGCTGTACATGTAGTTAACATCACGATCCGCTGGTTTTCCCATTTGTTTGCTCCTGATTTGTTAAATCAGAACTTTTTACGGGGTTGCTATCCCGAATTTTTGACCATTTCGTAGTCATCACCAAGAATTTCTCTCAAGTATGCATCATTCCACATGTCATAATAAGAGGTTCTTGCTAATTTTTTACGAAAATCCTGTAATTTTTCCTTTGGTTGCGCTAAAATTAAGTTATATTTACCATTGTTGGTCTGAATTCCTTTTATATACGTCTTATAATTACCACAGTCTTCAAAAAACTTCCATTTTGGATGTTTTGAGTTATGGTGATCCACCCAAAATTGAACTGCATCCAAATTAAAGTAGTCTTCTACAATAAAAATGATAACATGATACCCATCAATTGGATATACTTCCTCCGCTGGACACTCTATAATTTTAAATTTGGAATTAGATGCAAATGGACACACTGCAAAACCATTTAATTCTGGTTTAAGTTTAGATACCTCTTTAATCCAATTTAAAATATATATCTCTTTATCTGAAAACATATAAAAAAGAGTGCTTATTACTATTTAAGCACTCTAAGATATTAACCTTGTCCTCTATACCTCTTCCGTGCCCCGTTACGAGACGTTGCGGCGTACTTAGTATGTTTACCTGTCCCTTGACGAGTTTTTTTGGGTTTTGATTCAATAACAATTTTATTAGTCAGTGAAGGTCTTTTTGCCATAGTTAAGATTCAAATAATGGTTCAAGTGAAATTAAATTAGGGTCGATATCTTCCCCCGAGAAAAAGCGTTCAGAGAACTCTTGAAGAATATCAGTACAGTCTTCAAGAGTCATATCCTTATATAATGCTCTACCATTATAACACACGTTATAAAGTTTCTCAGAGGTACTCATATCAAATCACACGAGTCTTCTCGTGACCAACACGAATCCGTGGATCGCACCAGGTTTCAATGCCTGCCTCTTTGGCATCCAGACAGAACGATACGTCCTCTCCACACATATCCTGAACTGCGCCAGATTCAAAGACTTGCATCTTAGGAGCAAACCAAGGATACTCAAGACGCTCAAAGACACCGTTACGAATCATAACCCAACCAAAACCTGTGTAATCCACGGTGAATGGTTTACGTCTCTTTGCCATAGATTCAGTGGTCTCATGATTCATAACACCACCGTTCTTACGGAAGTCATCCTCATCCAACCAGTGAGCAACTGAGGTTGTTACCCCATCTTCAGTGGCATACCATCCAGCAACGATCTCTTTTTCTTCTTGAGGAATACCGTCTTTATCTGGTCCAGGTACTGCGAGATCGCACAATTGCCAGAATTTTTCTGTGTTGAACACAATGTCATTATCAATCCAAAGTTGGTAATCATATTGCAGTTTACCATCCCAAGGAATTTGCTTTGGTCCACGAAGAACGTTTGCACCAAGACATTTGCAACGTGCAAAGTTAACCATGGAAGAATAGTCTTGAGAGATCTGAATACTCATTCCATTCTGCACAAGGTCAAAACAGAGTTGTACAAATGATTTTAAAAATTGATAGGAACAACCACGTCCTGGAAGACAAAAGACAATACTCTTGCCTCGCATCCTCTCTCTAATTGCATCATAGTCCCAATCCTCCTTAGGTTGCGTAGGAGCAGTGGCTTTTACAGTGAATCCTTTTGCCATATCTTAAAAGTTTTATCAGGTCAATTCTAACGTTTAGTCTTTAGTTTGTCAATAGGAACACTCTACCATAAGTTGTCGATTTACTTCGACTTCCTCATAGTCAAATTCCTTCCCTTTGAGTTCTTTCCATTTCTCTATGAATTCATCTTCAGAGAGAACAGCATCAATACAATGGTTATCTTTGTCGTAGATGTGATAAACTTTGTCCATATTAAATCCTCTTGACTCCCAAGTATTTATGGCATAACTAGTAATACCTTTGTGATTATAGCATGTATAAAAATAAAGTCATTAATCACAAATACTATCAGTGCTATGATGTATTTGACTCAAAAACTATTGATGACTTATTAGAGAGTTGTGATAAACATTTTAAATTCAATTCTAATTCAAATGCCAAAGCAACAGATCTATATCAAATCACAAACTGTATCATGGATTGTCATGGATTGCATTTAACAGATAGTCTCATCTATCCTTATTGTCAACCATATTGGAATACTTTTTGTAAAACAGTATGTGAAAAAGTAAAAGAATATCTCTTACTAGTTTATCCAGAATTATTGAAACCAAAATGGAAACATAAAAGTATTTTATCTACAGGATATCAAGTCTTCCCACATTCTTGTTGGGCGATTAAAATTTTAGCAGATAAAAGAAGAAGACCTATATGTGACTTAGAAAGAAGTGTAGACTCCCTATGGCCCGAAGATACATTTATCACCGCAATTTATTATTTAAAGAATACAAGTATTGGTAACGGAACCGTTGTAAAATATAATAAATCTCAGTATTATAAAAGTGATGGTGCAGAGAACTCTCTGTTTATCTTTAGAGATTCTAAGTTTGGTGAATACATTCCATATAAAGACGATGAAGAAAAAATCGTAATTCGTTTTGAATTTTGTATTCTTGATAAACCTCATAATGTCCCTTGGACATCTCCGAGAATCGTTGGACCCTGAGTGGGAAATTTTTTTCTGAAAAATTTTTCAGATGAAAGTGAAATCACTCACTCGATTTGTCACCTCTGTAGGTTAGGGTAGTTAACGATTTTATATACGGGCGCAGGGCGCGGCATTAGTATAACTTATGGAACGAATTAACTGTCATAACGAGATCTGATGAATGAATCTGTCCGCACGAAAATATAAAAAACCCCCTCACGAATGAGGGGGCAAAGTGTTAATCAGGGCAGGCAACCTTTGTCGTCAAGTATACAATGCTTAGGACATTGTTATACAAACCAACGTAGAATCTGCCGATTGATAACCCAAACTGCTCATCATCTTTCCCCGCTTGAGTATCAACGCCGAGGTAGAAGAATTCAGCGATTGAGAGAGAAGTTGCGAATTTCATTGTGGTGATGATAGTGTGAACGTAGAGGGGGGATTGTGTCCCCCCCGATTGTATCATTCACATCATGGCGGCGGCGATTCTGTCACGCTTGCGGATCTGCTCAAAGTTAACAAACCACAGATCCCGCTTGCCATTATCGGCACGGGTTGCACTCAGAACGCCATCCGTTTCCAGATCGACCATAAGGGCGTGAATAGTGCCCTTATGGCGGCGGGGGTCAAGACCAAACGAGCGCACAAGGTCGCTGCAGGTCAGGGGTCCGTCGTTGATCAGGCGGGAGCGGATGGCGGTGCGGATGATGGTTTTGATCATCAGTCTGATGGGGTTGCGCGAGGTCCGTTTGCCTCGCTTGAATGTATCCTAGAGGGTCAGGCGCTCACGGGAGCGGGTTTGTCACAATCTGAAATAATGTTGACTTGCTCAAAAAATTGCATCCATTCATCATCACTTAGGGTGGTGCAATTCTTTTCTACAAGCTCAGCGATTCTTTCAGCGGGAAGTTTATACCGAAGGCGGGAGGGATAGTGTGTCACTGTGTTGAAATTAGGTTTGCTGTAGTGTGCAGAATGTTGGCGGTGCTGTTTCTAACTGTAGGAGACATTAGAAACATCACCACAAAAATGATGGTGAAAGTTCTCATTTTTGTGGCACCTTTACAGTTACAATTTCGGCGGGAGATCCGCAGGAACGATAGAACGCTGCCATGCGATCTGCCTCCTCAAATGTAGCAAACGTTTGCTCTCTCCACTCACAAGAATTGTAGGGAGTTTGGTAGCGAATCGTTACACCTAATGCCATGATGTTAAGGTAGGAAAGTGTAAAAAATGGAGGGGGAATTTCACCCCCTTGAGTGTTAAGAATCAGGCGAAAACTGCCATCCAGCGAATAGGTTTGCCTGTTGTCATTCGGAAGATGTAGACAATTTGACCGTGCATTTCTACACTCCAATTAAATGCACAATCCTTTGCATGATCGAAATCATCATAGAATTCTGCGACCGCTTCATTGAACTTGAATTCAGAAGAAATTGCCCACATGATGTTAAAGAATTGCGCGAGGTCCGTTTGCCTCGCTTGAATGTATCCTAGAGGGTGGGGTGCCCGATGGGCACCCTTTGTAACAATCCGTCACACTAGGTTTTTGTGTATCCTGCGATACGCTACCCAGGTGATCGCTTGAATCTGCGCTGCTGAATAATACTTTTCGGTCACGCTTGAGATTAACTTAGCAGCGTCACGGTAAGCATCTTGAATCATGGCGAAAGTTTTGTCTGACATAGCAGGAACTTCTTTCAGGTTGGTTACACTGCCATTCCACACATTGTAGGCGTGACCATCAATGCAGGGAGTGTCAGAATTTCCATCCTTTGCAATGCAATGATAAAAGGCGATTGTTTTGTTTCCCCGTAGAACTTTCGTGATGAGATCATCAGAATCTAGCATCAGTTCGATGATAGAAATTGCTTTATCTTTGTTTGCACTGTAGGAGCAAACTTTCACAGAATCCCAGGGGAGATCATAACAATAGGCGCGGAGCATTGTTTCAGCATCCTCCACATTTCTATCCCATTTGTTGTTAGGAGAAAGTGCAGCGATAACACCTGCCACAGTGTTAGGATTGAAACCATACTTTTCGCCCAAAGTAACACAAACTTCGTAGGCGTTGTGATACCATTCGGCACCTGTCTGCCTGTCCAGAATGTTGCTCTGGAAATAGGTTGCGATGATCGAATCGGTGTGTGCCATGGGGGTGGGTTGGCGTTGCCAGAATCCTACAGCATCACGGGCACAGCGCAACGGGTTTTCTGATCAGGAAATCTTATGGGCGACATCAAAAATTCTTATGGCCCAGGGGTTGACTTCTAGGGGGCAGCGCCCCTACGCTAGAGGGCGGGAGGGGTGGGAAGCATACAGGTATAAAAAAACCACGCCCTCTGGCGTGGTTTTGTGTTAGATTAGAACTCTACAATCCAGTCAGGATCTTTGTTTAGATTAACCCAGAAATGGTTTCTACCGTTGTGACTGGTGAGGAATACTTTATCCTCTTTGTGTTGTTCTACAATACACTCATCAATTCCGTCCATTAAATTAGCAAATCTGTTTTTTGCTTTTTTAGATACAGGCGTGACGAATGCGGTGTCCATTGTATCAGAAATCGATTGGTTCACTGGTCGGTTTCATTGTATCATCAGAAGCGGTGATGGTGTCAAGAATCTGAAGGATTTCTTCACCATTGCTACCCTGACGAAGCATTGAAATCAGAATCGAAGTGTTTTCCATGATACGTGATACCTAGTCGAGATTTGTAAGTGTGATAAACTCGTCGAGATTAAATGTGATAATCTCGACGAGATCTGTTACTATCAGAGGGAAGCAACCAGTTGCTCGCTCTTGATCGCAGTGTTGACAAAGCGACCCACGCTACCTCGTGCGTTGATAGTGCTGGTCAGTTCGCTAACGAATTGATCAACATTGGGCACAGCGTAGGTGTACTCACGACCACCAACGAAGGTGACGGTCACTTTACCATCAGTCACATCAGAGATGCTTTCGATGGCAGAAGAAGTGAAGTTAAACATAATAAATTAAAAAAGTAAGGGTTTGAGTGAAGTGTTTTGAGCGGGATGCTTCACCCCCGCTTGTGAACCTATGATAGCATCACCAATAGTTGGTGTCAACCTCTTGGATCGGTTCGATAACTGTCACAATCTGATTATCTTCGTTGAGATAATCTGTTGTGATTTGATTCGGTCCAGTGATAACCTGACCGACAATGTAAGCAGCCAAGAGTGATTCAATCATGATCAATAATGATGACGGGACATTACACAATTGGGGTCATTCCACCAATCAGAATCCTCATAATGTTCGGATTCTTGATACTCATCTTCCGACATTGCGGGCATCGGAAGATCATCAATCCAGGTGATTTCAGGCATTGGAGTTCAGTGGTGAACGATCAAATCATACCACGGCGACCCAGTTCTGCCCACACATAGGACGGTGCTGCAGCTGGCACACCAGTGGCGGTGCTGTTCTTGATCCAGACCAGTTTGCGGGTTTGGATGTCAGAGGCGGAGACGAGGGTCATGGGGTGTTCCCGTGAACTGATGTCATCATGGCACCCATCCGCGAGAATTGCAACCCCCTGACCCATTAGTGTTTCTTATCCTTCCAGCAGTTCGGGATAGTATTCTTCAACCTCTGCAATCAGTTCCTCGTCGCTATAACCAGAAAGGTTTTCTTCGATCTGATCGCCTACAAGACGCATCAAATCTTTGGTGGACATGTTATCAAGGATGCGATCAATGTACGCTTCCAGAAGTTCTTGACGGTTCATAATCAGAAACGAATGATAGGGTGGTCTACATCAAGCACCTGACATTCATCAGTTGCAAACACTAACTCAACATTCAGTTGGTAATACTCA